GAACAAGCATTCGTCCAACAGGTAGTGCTAATTATGGTACATATTGGTTAGATTTGGATAATACTAATTGGGGTATCTATGAGTGGGACAGCGACGGATTCGTATTACAAACTCCTGTAGTTATTAATGACAGTGCATTATTAAGTAGTGGTGTTCCATTAACATCAGTTGGTGCTATTGGTGACTACGCAGTGGTGACCACTAGTACAAGTAATCCAATTTATTACAAGGGATATGATAATTCATGGACTTTAGTTGGTAGTGATTTTTGGAAAGATGTAGTACCAACTATCACAGGTGCTATTGCAAATCCAGGAAACTTATCTATAGGTAATAAAATGGTCATTAACGGAGTTAATGTCAGTTTAACTGGTACTACTGTGACTTCAGCAGCGGCAGATATTAATGGTTCAGCTATTACTGGTGTTTCAGCATCAGTTAATGCAGTTGGACAATTACAAATTTATGTTGACAGTTTAGCAGCAAGTTCGGGCAATGTTTTAATAGCAGATGGAAAAATTACTATTGCTAAAGGAACAACAATTGGTGGTGTAGACTGTGCAATTAAACTAGGTCTATTTGATGCAGATTTAGATGGTACAGGAAATACAGCAACTAGATTTGGTCCAACAATATCTTTTGCTAGCTATCGCAACAACCCGGCCTGGAAAAAAACAGATACATCTCCAAGACCTTACGGTTCTGTATGGTTTAAAACATCAGCAACAGGTAATGGTGCAAGCTGGGGTATTAAAGAATATAGTTCTAATTTAGACACATGGTCACTACAAGCAGCACCTTTATATACTAGCGATACTGCCGCAATCAATGATTTAGATTCAGTTGGTGGTGGCGCAGGTCTAGCAGTGGGCACAATCTATGTTAAGTATGATACAATAAGCACATCAACTGCAACATTTAGACCATACATTAAAAATGTCACAGGATTGGTAAACGTCACAGGTACAACACCTGTTAGTCCATTGGCATTTACAGCAGGCAATACATTTAGTATGGAAGTATCAGTTCCAGGATCTGGTTCTACACAAACAAAAACAATTACAATATCTGGATCAGGGAATGCTGTTCCAGCTACGACATTTGTTGCTGATGTATTAAGTGCTGGTTTACCTAATATTTCTGCATCAGTTGGAGCAAGCGGTGCAATTAGTATCAGCCATTTAGCAGGCGGTACTATTAAATTTACAGCATTAACAGGTACACCATTTACTACAGCAGGATTACACAATGATAGTAATGTGCAAACATTAGTTAGTGGTAGTGTTTGGTTAGCAAGTCCATTTACTCCACTAATATATATTTCAGATACTGTAGCACCATATAGTAATCCAACAGATGGCACATATTGGTATTATAATACCCCATTAGAAGTTGATATTTTAATCAACGATGGTGCTGGGTGGAAAGGTTATCTAAACGTAGTCAACGACGCTCGAGGATATGATCTATCAGCAACAGATTCAAATGGTCCTATTTTGTCAGCAACAGAGCCAACAGAACAAAGCGGTGGTGGACAATTAGTTGCAGGTGATCTATGGATTGACACTGGTGATTTAGAAAACTATCCTGTAATTTATCGATATACTGGTTCATCTTTTGAATTAATTGACAATACCGATCAGGTATCAGTTGATGGTATATTATTTGCTGATGCACGTTGGAGCTATAATGATTCAACAGACCCAGTGGTTGATGATATTCCAGCAATCACTGACTTGTTAAGCAGTGATTATATTGACAGTGACTGCCCTAATTATCAATTATATGCACGTGGTACATTAATGTTTAATACACGCCGCAGTGGATATAATGTAAAACGCTTTGAAAGTGAGTGGTTTGCAAATGATACTGTTCCACCAACAGAAGTTGGTGCATGGGTAAGTTCAAGTGGTAATGATTCAGACGATGTTCCATATTTTGGTCATTGGGCTCAACGAAATGTAGTAGTTGAAGCTATGAAATCAGCTATTGAATCAAGTGTTGATCTACGTGAAGAACAAGTGCAATTTAATTTAATTTGTTCTCCTGGATACCCAGAACTAATTCAAAACATGATCACACTAAACAATGATCGTTTACAAACAGCGTTTATCATTGGTGATGCTCCGTTAAGTTTAAGTTCTGATTCAACAACACTTGAACAATGGGCTAAAAATACAAACCTAGCATTAGACAATGGTAAAGATGGACTAGTAAGCAACAGTGAATATCTAGGTGTTTACTATCCAAGTGGATTCGCTACTAATCTAGATGGAGAAAGCGTGGTAGTACCAGCAAGTCACATGATGTTGCGTACATTTATCCGCAGCGACAACGTTTCATATCCATGGTTTGCTCCGGCAGGTGTGCGTCGCGGTTTAATTGATAATGCAACAGCGATTGGGTATGTTGACACAGCAGATGACAGCGTATTCCGTAGTATTGGAGTAACGAATGGACTACGTGACGTATTATACGAAAACAAAGTAAATCCGTTAACAATTTTACCAGGTGTTGGCCTTGTGGCATACGGTCAAAAGACCCGTGCTTCAATGACATCAGCAATGGATCGAGTTAATGTAGCAAGATTAGTTTGCTATTTACGTAATGTCCTAGCTAAAGTTGCTGCACCGTTCATCTTTGAACCAAATGATACAATTACACGTAGCCAAGTTGCTGCTTCATTTGAAGCAGTATTAAATGATGTGGTTGCTAAACGTGGTATTTACGACTACCTAGTGGTTTGCGACGAAACAAATAATACACCAGATCGCATTGATCGTTATGAATTATATGTTGATATCGCAATTAAACCAGTTAAAGCTATTGAGTTTGTTTATATTCCAGTACGCTTGAAAAACACAGGTGAAAGTTTAACAACAATATAATATACGCAGATAATGGGAGTGTTGACACTCCCATAGCGTAGCAACAAAATAGGTAAATATATAAAAGGAATATTAAAATGGCAACAGCGTCATTAAGCAAATTTACAGTACCACTAAGTACAGATCAAAGCGCAAGTGCTCAAGGTCTGTTAATGCCAAAATTAAAGTTCCGCTTTCGCGTAACTTTTTTAAATTTTGGTGTTAGTCAACCAACTACTGAATTGACCAAACAGGTTATTGATTTTAAACGTCCAACGTTGACGTTTGACCCAATTGAAATTCCTGTGTATAACAGTCGAATCTACTTAGCTGGTAAACCAACTTGGGAAACAGTCACTACAACAATACGTGATGACGCAGGCGGCGAAGTTGCTAAACGTGTTGGCGAACAATTGCAAAAACAATTTGACTTTATGGAACAGGCTTCAGCAAGTTCAGGAATTGATTACAAATTCCAAACTAACTTTGAAGTGCTTGATGGTGGCAACGGTAATAGTGCTCCTACAGTTTTAGAAACATGGGAATTATATGGATGCTTCTTAACTAGTGCAGACTACGGCGATGCTAATTATGGTACCAATGACCCAATGACTATTGCATTAACAATACGTTATGACAATGCAATCCAAACTCCAGTAGGTTCAGGCTTAGGCGCTACTGTAGCAAGAACATTAGGCGAAGTAATCACTGGTTAATCCAGACGAAACCTCTCAATAAAAGCCCGGTTAAAATCCGGGCTTTTTTATCTCGATAAATAATATAAATGGGATAATGAAATGAGTTTACTAGGCGGAATCGCTAATCAGTTCTTACAACAGTTAGGCAACGGCGACGAAATAAAAGATTATAAACATGCCGCACGAACCTTTGTTGATGGTTTGTATAGACTCAGCCCTAAGATGGGCAGTCTATTTCATGTATTTGTGGACTTAAATCCTGCAGCGGCCAACACAGATCAAAACAGCCAAATTGAAATAGGGCTTATGGCTAAAAGTGTTAATCTTCCAAAATTTACTGTACAAACAAAAACATACAATGCCTACAATAGGAAAAATATAAGTCAAGAACGTATCAACTATGATCCTGTTAGTATTTCATTTCATGATGATAGTGCTGATGTGGTTCGTGATTTTTGGTATGGCTACTATCAATATTACTATCGCGATAGCGATCATTCATTATCAATATATGAAGGTGATCACAAGTACAAATTAAGACAAGTGCAGGATTGGGGATATAGCCCACAACTATCTAGCACAGAAAATTATATTAATGCTATTAGAATTTACAGTTTACATCAAAAATCATTTAGCAGTTATGTATTAATACGCCCAACAATTACTAGTTTTACACACGGGCAACATCAACAAGGTGAATACATTCCTCTAGAACATACTATGCAACTTTCATATGAAGCTGTTCAATACGAAACCGGTGCAGTTAGTGAAGGAACAGTACAAGGATTTAGTATCATGCATTACGATAAGAGCCCAAGCCCATTAACCAGTTTAGGTGGTGGTACCACTAGTATATTAGGTCCGGGGGGATTGGTTGAAGGCATCAGTGGATCTGTCACTAATTTACAAAACGGAAATTTTGCCGCCGCTGGATTGGGTGCGTTCCGCACATTTAATAATTTAAAGAACGCTGATCTAAAACAAGTTGCTACTGCTGATCTTGCAACTGCGGCTGTTAGTATTCTTAAAGGCCAAAACACGCAGAGTTCTATTTTTGTGCCAACTAAGGCTAGTGTGCTAGATGGACTATCATCGGCCGGTAGCACAACTAATAGGGACCGATAATTAATGCAATACGGAAATTTACCACCATCAACTAATAAAGATAATAAAACAACAAATTATTTTGAAAATTTCTTTGAACCAACACTCTCTACCAGTCAAAATGTTGATGATGCTGTGTTGGGATACTTTGAATCAGTGACCGGTGATAAAGATACTGGAAGAACACTGGCGGCTAGTGTATTATATGTAGCATTAAATAACGGAATCAATCCAATGACATTGGTAGATGAGCTACGTAAACTTAAATCCGGTAAAAGAGTTCAAGTAAAAACTCCCGTTAATGCATCAACTATTATAGTCAGCACATCATACGAAGACATTGAACAAAACAAATACAGCTATGTATCTGGCCAGATATTTTATATACCAACATTGAATACATTTTATAAATTAATCGCCGAGCCTCAAAATGAAATTTATAGAGTAGAATCAGTTTTAGATTACACCGCAGAAACTGTCACTACTGATGTTTATAATTATTTTTACATTAGCTATTCTCAAGAACAAAACGAACTTAATGCATACCTTACCATGTTGCTAAATTCAAATAGATCTGGTACTAGTTTATTAGGACTAAGCAATACTCCACAAGTTAGCAAATATATCACACGTGCGATATTACCATAATGTCAAAGTTTGCTTCTGGAAAATATACAATCAAAAATTCTGAAAAATACATAGGTAAACGCACCCCTACGTATCGCAGCAGTTGGGAATTTACCTTTTGTAGTTTTTGTGATAACAACCCGGCAGTAATCAATTGGGCAAGTGAAGCAATAAGAATTCCTTATTACAATCCTGTGAGTGGAAAACAAACAGTATATGTACCTGATTTTTTGGTGGTCTATGTGGATGCTAATCAACGCAAGCATACCGAACTGGTAGAGATCAAACCCAGCAAAGAAACCACAATGGAATCAGCTAAAAGCTACCGTGATAAATTAAGTGTGGCTATCAATATGGCCAAATGGGCCGCCGCGGATAGTTGGGCTCGCGCTAATAACATGCGTTTTAGAGTAGTTACAGAATTTGATATCTTCAAGAATCAGAAGCGGTAAATACATGCATGACACAAAAACTAGAAGAACTATTTAATCTACCACCTGCTGACTCTACTACCCCAGAAGAAGCCAAAAGCAGCATTGAAGAAAATCGCGCTATTATCCAAGAAGTAGATTCAGCTATTGACAAAATTGATGCGGCACTGCCCTTTGTCAATGATCTAGACATCAGCGATAAAGAGCTAGATGATCTCAGCGACCTTGCTAAAGAAAAATTCCAGGACCTAATTGATCTAGGCATGAACGTTGAAGCACGCTTCAGCGGACACATCCTAGCCACAGCAGGCACCCTGCTAGGACATGCTATTACAGCCAAGCAAGCCAAGCTAGATAAGAAGCTACGTATGGTTGATTTACAGCTGAAAAAAGCTCGTTTAGATGCACAAATAGCCAAAGACAGCACTAAAACAGACAGTGATAAGATCATTGATGCTGAAGATGGCCGAGCAGTAGTATTGGATCGCAACGAATTGCTCAAGCAGATCTTGGGTAAATCTGATAAATAACACTAATAGGATACTAAAATATGAAGAACTTTTTAAAATATCTTTCAGAAGTCCAAAAAACTTATGAATTCCGCATCAAGATCGCTAACTGTGATCCTAAGGATAAATTAGACGGACTTAAAGTTGGTCTAGCACAATATGCCGTAGAAAGCGTGAGTGCAGCTAAACGTTTACCAATTAAAGCTAACGATATTGATTTTCCAAGTATTGCTAACTGCGAAATTTTCTTGATGGACGCAGTGTTAAAATATCCGGTGAATGATGCACAATTACGTGTTATCGTAGCTGAACGTTTAGGTTGCCCATTGGCCAATGTTGTAGTAGTAGCTAAAAATAATCCAGAAGAAATTTGGCGCTGGGATGTCGATGGACAAAGTGAACTACGTGAATATAAACAAGGTGAAGATGTATTAACACAACCTTTACCAGAAGCTGATGCAGATCAAAAAGCAGCAAGTAAAGCCTATGCTGGTGCAGAAACGATCCTTAAAGAATTAAACAAAACACCAAAGT